TAAAAGCTGCTGAAATGTTAGTAGATAAACACGTGGTCAAAATGATTTTAGAATCAGCACAAATGCTTTGTACTGCTAAAAGAGTATTAGACGGCACAGAATATACAGATAAAACTAAAAATGGACGTAAGATACGAAGATGGCGATTAGACAATAGTAATGAAGAAGCAGTTATATACAAAGCAGGTTGGCTAGGACATCCTAGTACACAATGGGTTTTAAAATCTGCTTATAATTACATATGGTTATATCAACATATGATGGCACTTAATGAAGAATATAAAAAAAGATATAATCACACAAAAGACCATATGTGTATTCAAAAGTTAGGTCAACTGTTAAAAACACCACCTAAAAATGCTAGAATAGATATTAAAGGTACAGATGCTACACCTGCTATGCCAGATGAATGTAAAGTACCAGGTGATAGTGTGGCAAGTTATCGTAAATATTACATAATGAAAAAACAAAGATTTGCTACTTGGAAAGCTCCTGCTAAAATGCCAGAATGGTTTAAGGAAGGAATAAGTAGTCTTTAGAAAGGATAAAAATGGCAAAAGAATACAATAGAGAAAATATGTTAGAAGCAATTAAATTACACGCTGAAGGTCATATTAAAAAGCACAGTATGAACGTAGAAGTGTATTTAAAAAATGCAGCTGGTGTTGGTGAACATCCAGATATATTAGAGGCAATTGAAAAAGAATTAGAGATGATTGCTAAGTACCACGATCAATTAGAGGTAATCAAAAATTACTTTGAATGAAAAAATTAATTTCTAAAATAGGATTATTACATAGTAGATTATTTGCCTATGTATCAGAAAAGGCAAAAACATCTACTTGGTGGGCTGTGTTATTAACATTTTTGGTAATCTATGAAATTATTGAACACATAGTTTATCCTATTTTAGTACCATATTTAATCTATTTACAATGGTGGAAACAATAATGCCTACATACGATTTTGAGAATACAAAAACTGGTAAAGTATTTACTGAATATATGAGTATATCAGAACGAGAAGACTACTTAAAAAACAATCCTCACATTAAACAACTTATCAATTCCATAAATATTGTTAGTGGAGTAGGAAGTAATAGAACTTCTAAAACAGATAACGGATGGAAAGAAACATTAAGTAAAATTGCTGAAAAGCATCCTAATAGTGCTTTAGCAAAAGAACATAGTAGAAAATCAATCAAAACAACACAAACAGAAAACGTATTAGCAAAACATAGAGCAAGGAGAAAGTAATGGCAGATATACCAGATTATATGCGAGGCTTTGATTTAGATGATGATTGGGGTTTTACACCTATCACATCAAAGCCAGAAACAGAAACACAACCTGCTATTGATCCCAAAGTAATTGAAAATTCTAATTTAGAATTAGCAAAAGTAAAAGAAGATGTATCTGATATTAAATCTATGATGAATGAAGTATTACAAATTGCTTCAGAAAATAAAGCTCAATCAGCAGAAATTACAGACGAACAAGTATTACAAAGGTTTAAAGATTTAGAAAAGATTATATTACCATTTTTATATAATCTATCTAAAAGTGATGAGCCGTATATACATTGGCCAAATCGAGGACCAATTATTAAAGCTCAAATAGAAAAAATACTCAAACTAACAAGGGGGTAGTATGGAAGCTAAGGCAGTACATAAAGAACTAAAAAAAGAAGTAAATGAACTAGAATTAAAAAGAAACAATGATAGGACATCTACGAGTTGGTACGAGTTAAGAGAAGCTAAAAAACATAAGTTAATAGCAAAGGATAAACTAAATGAAACTAAGCAATAATTTTTCATTAAAAGAGTTAACAGCCAGTCAAACGGCTGCTCGTCTTGGATTAAATAACAATCCAAGTGAAGACCATATGAATAATTTGAAAGCTCTTTGTGAAAACGTTTTACAAAAAGTAAGAGATCATTATGGTAAGGTAGTTACTGTATCAAGTGGCTATCGTAGTCCAGAATTGTGCTTAAAGATTGGCTCTAGTGTCAATTCACAGCACGCTAAAGGGGAAGCCGCTGACTTCGAAATTTTTGGAGTAAGTAACGCTGAACTGTGTAAATGGATTGCTAACAATTTAGAATTTGACCAGTTAATATTAGAATTTCATAATTTAGATGAACCTAATAGCGGTTGGATTCACTGCTCTTTTAAAGCTGATGGAGATAATAGAAAACAAATCCTAAGAGCTTTTAGAGATGAGAGTGGTAAAACGAAGTACGAAAACTATAATCCACAGTGAAAAGAGTTACGGGAAGAACTACTAAAAAATCCCGACTTAATTAATCAACATATGATGGATTATAGATCAATTTAATCAAGTGTGGAGAAATTCACACTTGACTTTTTATTAAAAAGGTGATATATTATATACATTATGGCAAACAAATTTAATTTTATTGATTTAGACAAATCAGGACTACCTAAAACTAAGGGCAAAAATGTCAATGGTTTTAGATTTTATGAAATTGACGGTAAAGCATATCCGTCTGTAACTTCGGTTTTAGGTATCCGAAAGAAAAAAGAATTACAAGAATGGCGAGATAAGATTGGCGAAGATGTTGCCAATTGGGAAATGAGAAGAGCAGCCAGACGAGGAACTGCTGTTCATAGACTCGTTGAAGAATATATTAAAAATCAAACACCATCTGTTAGAGATGTATTACCATTAGGTTTATTTAAACTTCTTAAACCTTATGTAGATCAAATTAACAACGTACATTTACTAGAAACAATTATGTACAGTCCTAAATTGACTATTGCTGGTCAAGTTGACTGTGTTGCTGAATACAATGGTAAGTTGTCAGTGATTGATTTTAAATCTGCTAATTCAGAAAGAAAAGAAAACTGGATTGAAAATTACTTTTTACAATGTACTGCTTATGCTACAATGTACGAAGAAACATTTAAAACGCCAGTTGAACAAATTGTTATACTAATTGCTGCTGAAGATGGTTCTGTTGCTGCTCATATCAAAGAAAAGAAAGACTATATGGATGAATTGATGAAATCCATTGATGGTTTTTATAAATATTATGAAGAACAGAACAAAGATAAAGTCAAAAGTTGAAGAAATAAAAACGGTGATTTAACATATCCTACTTGCGACCATAACTGCTAAAGGGAAACAATGAAAAAAATAATAATAGGACTACTACTTTTTTGTACAACAGCGATTGCGAATCCATATGGATTATATCAGATACAAATGCCTGTAGTATGCGGTACACCAGAAGCTGTTGAAAATTATATTAAAATAAAGAATTTTGATGCCGTTGGTATTAGTTTAGGAAGAGCAGGAAGTCAACCAGATGGCGATCCTGTTTTCTTATTAACATTTTATGCTAATCCAGATAATGAGTCATTAATGACAATGGATATACCATCAGGTACTGAAAGATGTATTTTATTTCACTCTTTCAATACTGCGTTATTACCTGAAAAAAAAGGTACATAGAATTTAACGTTGAAGACTAGAGAATAGTCAATAGGGACGGCGGTGCGATACCGCCCACCTCCACCATTCACTTAAAACACCTAAGGGTGCTTTGAGGGGGTGATATAGGTTCGACCGTTGATAAAAACTAGTTGGAGTTAAATCGCTAATATCGTACTATTAATCAATAAATGCTAACGAAAGTTATGCTATGGCTGCCTAATTAGGCAATCGGCGTTTGGTGGGTACGTGGCAACAGAAACTCACCACCTAGGGTGGTGAACGCTAGCGGTAGTAACCACCCTTTACAAATTTAACAGAATGTGATATATTATATTAATGAATAGTAAAGAATTTAGTTTAAAAATAGAGAATATCGTTAGAGAAAAACGTATATCTTATATGGATGCTGTAGTTTGGTATTGTGATAACAATGACATTGATACAAGTACCGTGGGACCAATGATTAATAAATCATTAAAAGAAAAAATCAAAATAGAAGCACAAGAGAAAAATATGGTAAAGTTTCCTAAGTCAGGTAAACTGCCTTTATAATTATGTATGGAGGGTTTGACGTATTTAAAATTTACTTGGCAATCAAACTTCACTTCACAAGTGACAAGTATGATTTCTTTAAATATGATGGTAAAGTAAATTGTAAATTAGATACCTTTACAAAAAGAAATGATAGATATTTTTTTCATAAATTATCAAAGAAGTATAAACAAGATGAAATTGTTGACTTCTTTGTTGCCAACTTCTTATATGATAAAAAGAAATGGGTTGGTAACTTATTAAGGAACGATGGTAATGAGACCTATTTGGCTTACAGAAAAAATAAAGAGTCCCTTAGTTACTCTTTTCGAAATGATTGTAATGTTATTGTTAATGACTTTAATGCTAAGCGCTTTTCTTTTGATGATGGTTTTTGCGTTTTTGGGGGACAACATCCACGAGTCTTACAATTACTTATTCAAAAAAAGATTAGTTACCAGACCGCCGTCATATTGGATTACTTTCTTGCGTTTAGTAAGAATTGGGATATACAAATTAAAGAAAAAGTTGTTTGGAAAGATATATCCAACCGTCTTAAAAAGTTTAGGTCGTTTGTAAAATTTAATCCTACTGAATGTAAGATGATTTTAAAAGAGGTATTTCTATAATGAGTGACAATGTATTTTGTATTGGTAATGGTGAAAGTCGTAAAGACTTTGACTTGACACAACTAAGACAATATGGTAAGATATATGGTTGTAATGCTTTGTATAGAGATTTTACACCAGATGTTTTGTGTGCTGTTGACCACGGTATATGCCACGAAATATATCAATCAGGTTACTCAAAAGA